CCAGGTTTACCACTAGGAACTTTTGGATTACTTACATTTCCTCCTTTGCCTTTGTTCTGTCCAAAATTAGGTCGAAACTGAAAACCTCTAGGTGGTTTATATCCTCTAAAGAGATTGGGAAAAGTACCTTTTATTAATTGACTAATTACCCTTTTAACAAATAGGAAAGGTGTTCTGATAAGATTCCGAAAAGCAAATGTTAAAATATTTCCAGATAATCTTCTAACACCATTCATGAACGCTCCCATTGCAGAAGCAAAAAGAACAAAACCTCCACTAAGTATACTTAAACCACCAACTATTTTATTACTTATTTCTTGCATCAATTTCTCATTATCATCTATCATGGCTTTTACAAACTCAAAAGATTGAGATGTTAGCCAACCAGCAGTTATGATAAGAAACGCATTAGTTAATGCACCTAATCCTACTTTAAGTTTAGCACCTATTCTTTTAACTGGAAAAAGAAGAGTCTCTTTTATTTTTGCTTCAATTGCTTGTTCTTTAGAGTTTCTTAAATCTCCTTCACCCTGTAACCTATTTCGTTTTAATTCTTCTGCTTGCCTTTGTCTCTCTAAACTAGAACTAACTGTTAAATTTGAACTTATAACCTCTAACGACTTATTTAAAATAACAACTTGCTCATTTATATTATCAACCTGATTTGAAATACCACCCAATAATGCAGAATTTCTAACTGTTGCATTAGCTGTTACAGAATCATCTTTTTGTCTTAAAACACCACCACCAGTAAATATACTATTAGAAACTCTGTTCCTAATGGCACGTATTCCTCCTTCTATTGGTGATTTAATAGGTTCAGCCATTTTGTTGCTGTTTTAAATTTTCTTCTTCAATATATTGCTGTAGAAGTGCAAGATAGATTTCTCTTTCCCACGGCATCATATTTTCTAACTCTGTTAAGCTATATTTATGATGTTGCATCAAAGCAAAGTTAACCTTATAGTATGACTCAAGGTCTTCATGAGCCATACTTATACGAAAAAACTTTGTAGACCCTCCAATACAATTTCATTCTCTTTGTTTGTTTTTGGATTAGTCACCTTAACAGTATGCGACAGTTTAGGCATAGTATCAAAGAATTTTTCAATATCTTTAAACTGCTTTGAATTAAGTGACTCTACAAAATCACTCAATTCTTTTTTAGTACAGTCAGCACCAGCCCAAGATTCATCTTCAGAGTAAACCTGATCTACACATGATGCAATCAATTTAAATGTATCATCGACATTAACACTACCATCAACATTAAAATTAGTTTTAATAAATTCATCCATCGATGGATATTTCATTCTCAAAGTATATTCATCATCTAATTTAATGTCTGGAGAATGATCTTTATTGGTTTGAATCATTATCTCATCAAGATTAATAGTAGTAGGAACCTGTGTCTCACCATCATCAGGACAAGTAACCATTACTTCAACTTCCTCTCCAACAGACTTACCACGAATATTGAGGAAGAGATATTCAATATCAAAAGTAGAAAGATCGTTAACTTTTACACCCTTAGTTAAAATACAAGCAGAAAGAACATCCTTAATAGCATTTGCTATTTGTTTACTATCCTGACTCTCCATAGCCATGATAAGAATCTTTTCTTCTTTAACTAAAAAAGGTCTATATTTAACTTTCTTCTTGGTAGACGGAACAACTAACTCATAAGAAGGAGTCGATATCTTTGGTAAAGGCATAATAAGCTCAGTTCAAGTATTTTTATTTATAGGGGATATTTAAACTTATTCTATACGTTATAATATCCGTCACTAATAACTTTTCCTACAGTAGGATCAGAGGTGAAATAACTATTAGCAGATATATTTGTTTTAGGCATCTCTGTAATTGTATTTAATTCTTTATATAACTCATCAGTACCAGCAACACCAGAATTCAAAATAGTACCTGCTGGTCTATTACCATATATTCCAGCAGCTTGTGATATCTGATTTTGATTATCTCCTACCTGCTTTGATAAAGAACTTGCCTTTCCACAAATATACCTCTCATATGCAAAGGAACAACTTGCTTTTAAAACAGTTGAATTTTGATATTGAACTTTTGTAGAATCTAATACTATAGGAAATAAACCTCTAAAATTATATTCAAGACTCTGTCTATAATTTTTTTCAAATTTTATAATTCTAGTTGATTGTGATCTATAGTGTTCTGGATAATTTAATTTAAAATTATATGCATTATCTACAGCACTTGCCTGAGATGCTCCAGTAATATACTCCATCCAATGTTCTAAGAACTTAAGTGCTTTATATTCATTATCAACATAAAACTCTAATTTAATTCTTGTAAATTGTCTAGTATGTGGTATGGTTTCGGTTACGCCCTGAAATTCACCATTCACTATTTCATTTGCAAAACTAGATCCAGGTAAAACTGCAGAACTACACAATAATCCTATATCATCTGTATGAAATCTACTATCTATTCCTTTACCTCGCAAAAATCCCCTCAGACTGCCTCTATCAGGAAGACCAAACTTAACCAAGTAATGAGAAGTTTGAGCAACATTCTGAAACTTCGGTAATATTTGAGATATTTTCTTTGGAATTGGTGCTGACACTCTAAATAGTTGTACTATATCATTTCTATTTAGATGGCTTACAAAGGAAAGTATTCTCCAAAATTTCCTCAAAAATATAAAGGTGATCCGACAAATATAATTTATAGATCATTATGGGAGAGAAAATTTATGGTTTACTGTGATAAGAATGTAAACATACTAGAATGGGCAAGTGAAGAAATAGCAATACCTTACGTATCTCCTGTAGATCATAAACCTCATAGATACTTTCCAGATTTCTATATGAAAGTAAGAGAAACTGATGGTAGTATAAAAAAATATGTTATTGAAGTAAAACCATTAAAACAGTGTAGTCCACCTCCAAAACCAAAAAGGCAAACTAAAAAATATATTACTGAAGCCTATACATATGCTACAAATCAAACAAAGTGGAAAGAAGCAAGAGAATGGTGTGCTGATAGAAAATGGGAATTTAAAGTAGTTACTGAAAAAGAACTAGGAATTAAATGAGTAGAGTTAAAGAGATACGTGATAATTTAATCGGCACAGAAGATGCTGATGATCTGATGTTGGAAATTATTAGTGTCTTAAATGAAGGAGGGAAAGTTCCTCAAGTAGGAAAATTCTATGTCTTTGTATATAATCCAAAAACACCTAATATAAGGTATGACCAAAATCCCCTAGTTGGTGTAACTGGAGTGTATGAATGGGGATTCAAAGGAATTAATTTTCACTGGAATGATCATAGAAATTATACATGGAATGAAGTGCCTGGTGGTCTATATGAAATATCTGATGATGAACTATCTGACCTTGATGGTATTCCTTTCGCAAGATTCCGTATAAATAGCTGATAATACTTAACTAGGTCGATAATATGCCAACAGGTACATTATATACAGGAGGGGATGGATCTCGTCAGGGTGTATCTGAGGGAACTGCTGCTAAAGAAGTTGGTGGAAAAAAATCGTCTAAAAGTAGAAAAAAATATGATAAATTTTTCCTTAGTTATCCGTTAGATAGATTAAATACTGGAGAAGATAGTTTTTTAATACAATCAGTCAGATATAAAGTCCCAACAAACAGAATGACGTCTAATGTTGCCTCACATTTTAATAGTGCATTTTTGGAACAAAATGAGAACGGCACTCACTTATTATCAGATGGTAGAAAGGCTGTTTTGAAATTTAATGATGGTGGTAAGGAAAGAACAAATGATCAAATAAGACCTACTATTAAACAATACTTTGATGATAAAAATAGCAAAGGTCTTAATCTTAAAATAAATAATTCCAGCACAGGGTCATTATCTAATACCTATAATATTAAAAAGAGTTCTAAAAGTAATAAATCAGGTCTACAATTTGCAACGGACACAAATTTTTATGTAGAACTTCCAATACCAAAACAAGTTCAAGATGGTAATTCTGTTGATTGGGAAGGAAGTTCAATGAATCTATTCACTCTAGCAGGAATGGAT